GGCTGATGAGTCTGACCACGGCGAAGGGGACGCCACCGTGGTCGAATCCAAGGACTTCTAAGCCATCAGAGGGGTGCAGGTAGGGTGCACCTCAGTCCCCGGGGGCGTAGAGTCCCCCGGGGCGTCTCACCATAAGGAACACTCATGTCCATATTAGACGATGTATCCACCCGTTTGTCCAGAGCAACCATGGTCGTCGTCGACGTTGAGACCAATGGGCTCGACTGGCGGACTAACAAAATTTGCGGGTACGTCTTTACGTTCGGTCCTCTGGAGGAAGATACGTTCTATCTGCCGGTGCGACACGAAAGCGGACCTAATTTACCAGCGAGTAAAGTTCGCGCAATGATCCTATCCCACCAGTTGGACCCCCGCCATTGGATTGGCCATAATCTGGCGTTCGATCTTGGCTTCTTGCATGCGGAGGGCATCATTCTGAATGGCACCTTCGAAGACACCATGATTAATGCTGCGCTGCTCGACGAATTTCGCCGCTCGTTCTCGCTCGAGAATTGCGCTGACGAGGCCGGGGTTCAGGCGAAGAAGTCCAGCGAGATCAAGGAGCATATCGAGGACACGTTTGGCGAAAGCTTTGGTAGGAACTACATGGGCCAATATTGGCGACTGCCTGCTGACGATGGGTTCGCCATCGAATATGCCAAGGGCGATGGCACCACGACTTGGCAGCTTCATGACTACCAGACGTCCAAGATCATCGAGCAGGGATTGCAACAGGTCCACAAGGTGGAGTGCGACCTAATCCCTGTCCTTAACCGCATGACAATGCGCGGCATTAAGGTCGACACCGACCGTCTCCATAAGCTACGGTTCGTAATGCAAGCCACCCTCATTAAGGCGGAATCCGCCATCGGCGAGGACGTAAACATTAACTCCCCCACCCAGATCCAGAAGCTTCATGAGAAGAATGGCGAGTTTGGATGGCCTACCACCCCCACTGGTCGCCCGTCCTTCCCCGAAGAATATCTGCGCACCACGGCCATAGGCAAGAAGATCGTCGCCGTTCGCAAGGCCAAGCGCATGATAGACGCCTTCATCGATCCAATGATCGAGAGGCACTTGCACAAGGGGCGGGTCCACTCCTCGTTTAACCAGCTTCGCGGGGACGATTTCGGCACAGTGACTGGGCGGTTGTCGTCGTCGAATCCTAACCTGCAGCAAGTCCCCAAGCGCGACGAAGAAGTAGGCGTCCTGTTTCGCTCCATCTTCAAGCCCGACGATGGCATGATATGGGGATCCGCCGACTACAGCCAATGCGAACCCCGCCTACTCGCCCACTATTCAGGGTGTAAGGTCCTTGTCGATGGCTACACCATGCAGCCACCCGTCGACGCCCATACTGCCGTGGCGAACGCTGCTGGTATTGACCGCCAATCCGGTAAGCGCCTCAACCAAGCGCTTCTCACCGGGGCGGGCACCAAGAAGGCGGCGTCGATGCTGGGCAAGCCCATGGAGGAGGCCATGGAGATCGTTAACCAGTACTTTAACGCCATGCCCGAGATCCGCACCCTCCAGTCCCATGCGGCAGACGTCATGAAGAGCCGTGGTTATGTGAAGTCAATCCTTGGCCGTCGTTCCCGTCTGGAGGGCAGAGGATATGAGTACAAGGCGGTTAACCGCCTGTTGCAATGCAGCAACGCCGACATGATCAAGCTTTCGATGGTGAACATTGACCGAATGTGCCGCGAAGTAGGTGGCATCGATATGTTAAACAACGTGCACGACAGCATCGACTTTCAGTACACGCCCGGGCGCGAAAAGGCTTACCGCGATGCGCTCGCGACCATGTGCGATTTTCCCATGCTTCGCGTACCGATTGAAGTAGAAGAGGACTCTGGCCCCGATTGGGGATGGGCCTCTTATGGTGAGGATTCTTGGCGCAAGATTATGAAGGAAAAGGGTATGATATGACCAGCGAGCTTAACCACCAAAGCAACATCATCAAGGATGTGAAGGAACAATTTGAGGATGCGTTCGCCATAAAGATGTCGAACCGCTTTCAAAGTGGCGTTCCGGATCTGATGATCAAGGTTCCCAAGCACCCCATCATTCTTGTAGAAGTAAAAAAAGGAGAGATCAATAAAAAAGGCGTCGTGAAGATCGACACGACCCCCATTCAGCGATACATAATGCAACATATGCAAAAGTCCGGTATTCGCTGCGAAGTCTGGACGATAATTGAAGACAACAAAGACTGTCTCATGTTGCGGACTCGCCCCGAGATCACTTCTGTCCTAATAATGGGCACCGAGAAACTACCCCGCCGCTCTCGCGGTGTTAAATGGCCTATCGAGAACTTTCTTAACAATCCTCTGGAGAAGAATGATGAGTGACTTTATCAAGCATGGCAAAGCGTCGATCGTAATCGATGGGCAGTTTGGCAGCACCGGCAAGGGCCTCGCCGCCGCCTACATGTGCGAGAATGCGATGTTGCATAACAGAAGCGTCATTTGGGACCAGATGATTTGCACCACCAACGCCGCCCCGAACGCTGGGCACACCACCGTTCTGCCGGGCGGTCGCAAGTTCATCACCTTCCATATGCCCACCATCGCCGTCATGAACGATGCTCCCTCCATTTACCTTAATGCTGGCGCGATCATCGACATGGATGTGTTTAAGGACGAGATCGAAGAACTTAAAATCCGCCCTCGCCGGATCACCGTGCACCCTAATGCGGCTATCATCACCAAGGAAGACAAGAAGTACGAGCAGGACCGGGCGTCGGGGGCCACCAAGATCGCCTCGACGCAAAAGGGTGTCGGTCGTGCTCTCGCCCGCAAGATCATGCGCGAAGGAACCACCGCCAAGGACATCCGGTCGGAGTTCCTGAAGATCGGCGCTGATGTGGTGGCGATGGATCTCAACGAGGCCATGATCATGAATTGGGCGGTGGTTATTGAGACCCCACAAGGAATGGGCCTCTCGCTCAATAACGGCTTTCATCCTCACTGCACCTCCAGAGAGGTCTCGGTTGCACAGTCGCTCTCGGATGCTGGTGTTCATCCCTCCTATCTCCACAAGACCCTAATGACCACCCGCACTTTCCCCATCCGAGTGGGCAACATCGTCGACGAGACCGGCCAGACGATCGGCCATTCAGGTGGTGTATACGATGACCAGCGAGAACTGTCATGGGAGGACTTTCCCCATGTGGAGCCAGAGCGCACCACCGTCACCAAGAGGGTTCGCCGCATCTTCACTTTCTCGGAGCAGCAGTACCGCGACTCCATCGCAAGGCTCCGCCCGGATATCGTGCACATTGGGTTCTGTGACTATCTTAAGACCAAAGACGACTTGATGAACCTACTTTGGAAGATGAACAAGGCGCACGTCTTTTATAATTACGAGCCCGAGATTGTCTGTTCTTTCGGTCCCTGCACCACCGATGTGGTCTCCGTAGAAGCAGCTATTAGGAAGCTTCAAAATGACGCCTAGGACCACTTACGTTCGAGACGAGATATACGACTTCTCGAACAAAATGGAGCTTAAGCTTCGCAAACGCGATGGGTACGGCGGGTGGCATCATTTGCCACTCGACTACCTTCGCCAGAAGCTGCAAGCAGAGGTGAGGGAGCTTGAAATCTCCCTCCAATACGAACCCGCCAACGAAGTCATGAACGAATGCATAGATGTGGCTAACTATTGCATGTTCATATGGGATATTCTTAACAGTGGGAAAGATACGCGGGAGAACTTAGTCTCTCGCGGAGGCAAGGAAGAGGCGCACAATGATACCTGAGAAGCCGTTTTCTAATAATCTGCGAGACGTGGCCTACATACCCCGCTGGGTCATCGCCCGGCGCAACCGCCAGCAGTACTTGGCCGAACACTCTTACTTCGTCACCGTCTATGCGGACCAGATCTCCAGACTAATATCATGGAACGGAGACAATGCGGAGTTGTTGCGGTACGCGTTGTACCACGACTTGGACGAGACCATCACGGGCGACATACCCGGCCCTGCAAAACGTATTGGGTGGCACAAGAAAAAGGCCGAGGGGATCATTAACGATACAATGACCCATAAGTATGGCTGGGACGTATCTTATGCCCGCTCCCGGGCCACGGAGGACGCCAAGGCGATAGTGTCCGCCGCCGACTCTATTGATGAGGTCTGCTACCTTTGCGAAGAACTGCTCTTGGGCAACGTATGGGTAAGTCCCGTGTTAACGGAAGCTAAGAAGAGGCTCAAGATTCGGTGGTATAATCTGCCCGCCAGTCGGTCCATGCTGGACGGCCTCTGGGCACAGCACCTAGAAGACCTCATAGTTGACCAGCACAAGCGTCCTGTTCTTCTAGAGGACAACATGGTATGAAATGGCCCTTCAAAATGCCGCCTCTGCCAGTCCAACAAAAAGCTCTGGAGATGGCGGACAAGAGCACCAGCTTCGCTTACTTCATGGACCCGGGCACTGGCAAGACCGGGACGGTAATGGCCGAATTCACCGCGTTTGAAAAGGACGGCATGGTGGATCTGCTCTTGGTCATTTGCCCCAACAATTTGCGGGCGAATTGGAAAAGCGAAGCCGAGAAGATGGGCTTCGAGTACGATGTCTCAATCTACCCGGACCCCGCCCCAGCCAAGGGCATGTGGGTGGTTAATTATGAGAAGGTCATCAGCAACGCCTTCGACGTAATTCATAAAGAGACCAAAGGCCGCAAATTCTACGGGGTTTGCGACGAAAGCCACCGCATTAAGAACTTCAAATCCAAAACCGCCAAAGCAGTCATATATTTGTTCGACTTCGCCACCGTCAAGCGGGTGATGTCGGGCACCCCCATGGCTAACAACGTCGTGGATCTCTGGTCGCAGCTTCGCGCCATCAACAAGCATGGTAATCATCGCAGCCCATACACTTTCCGCAACCGCTATGGCGTCATGGGCGGGTGGATGGGCAAGCAGGTTGTTGGCACCCAGCGAGAGGACGAACTTAAGGATCTGCTGGGGTATTGCTCCTTTCGAGCCAAAAAGAAGGAATGGATGGCCAGTCTGCCACCCAAGGCTTACTATACACTCGGATACGAGATGAATGCGTCCCAGAAAAAAGCGTATAATTCCATAATGAAAGACAAGCTCTTAGTCTTCGATGATGGTAAGGAAGTGTCCGCGCAGATGGTCATCACGGCGCTAATGAAGATGCAGCAGATCACTTCCGGGTTCACCATCGACGACGAGGGCGGTGTAGTCGACCTTTGCGGCGACAAGAGCCCCAAGATCGAGGCTGTTAAAGACGCGATGGAGGACATCGTGGGAAAGGTGATTGTGTTCGCCCATTATCGGCACACCATCAACATGCTAGAGAATGGTCTGAAAGGCCACAACCCGCTGGTCATTCGCGGTGGTATGAACAAGGACGACGTCTCAGCAATAGTTAACTCGTTCAACAACCACGACGACCACAAGATCATAATAGCCCAGACGGCCACCGCCAAAGAAGGTCTGACTTTGCTTGGCACGGCTAACTACCCGTGTTTTACTACCATATTCGTAGAGAACACGTACAGCCTGATAGACAGAACTCAGGCGGAAGACCGTAACCATCGGCATGGGCAAGTTGCGGAGCAAGTCTCATATTATGACTTGGTGGGAAGCCCAATAGAATCCAAAATCATCAAAGCGTTGCAAGGCAAGAGCGATTTGGTGAAAACTGTCATGGAGAACCGGTCTAATGTCTGAACGAATGAAAAGATACGCTGAGAACCAGAAAGAACGAGGGTTTAAGCTGGTCTCGGTATGGGTCCCTTTGAGTAAAGTCGCGGGTTTGCGTAAAAATGCTGAGAAGTGGCGCAGAGAGCTTGGCCACACCAGTTTGCGGGCAGATATGCTCTACCATACAAAGAAGGGGAAAACCAAATGAACACCGTTCACCACTCTATCCTGCGGGACGCCATCGACGCCACTACTGAACGCGCTAATACGCATGGTACGGCGGAGGATAATTTTCACCACACCGCCGCAATGTGGTCCGCCTACCTTGGCATAGAAATATCCGCCGTGGACGTTTGCCAGATGCAGGTCATGGCGAAGATGAGTCGCGCCAAGATGGGCAACCCATACCATCCGGACCACTATGTAGACCAATGCGGGTATTCTGCACTCGCTGGTCGCATCGCCATTCAAGTAGATTACAAAGAAATCAACAACATCGTTAATAAGGTAGCTAAAGAAGACTTTTCTGAAGTAATGAAGAATTTCCCCAATCTTAATGCAAGTATGAAGGAAAGCGTGAATGAGGAAACTAGCCAGTCTAGTGATAATCGCAACCCTATTCCTGCCTAATTTCGTTACTCCTGTGGTGGCGGAGTTGGGTAGTGCGGATCCTAAAGACACTCGCAAATGTCGCGCCACCATACAACGTGTGTGGAACAAAAGGGTTAAAAACCGCCAACTTCAACCCGCCACCACAATAACCGCCCGGCAAGACGATGCTGATTGGGCGGGCCAATTGGTAGTCTTGCAAAGACGTGGAGAATCAAAATGGTGCCATATGAAGAACGCCGCAAAACAATAAAGGAGATGTGGGATAAAAATCTCACTGGAAAAGAGATAAGCATAGAACTTGGAATGACTCGCAACGCAGTCATGGGGGTTGTTCATCGCCTTATTGGCAAAGGGGAACTTCTGCACAAAACCGCCGAGAAACAACAGTCGGCTTATTATAGAGTAATGGGCGAGAGGAAAATCAAAGATCCACCGCCAGCACCAGTCGTTAAGAAATTCATTAAAACGCAAAAAGCTCCCGCGTTTAAAATACAAGAGACAGAAGACCCTCTGCAAATAACCAACTTCATGAGCCTAAAGCTGGGATCGTGCAGATATTCAATAAGTGGGAAACGCGCATCTGAATACGTTTTCTGCAATGAACCCGCCACCCAAAAGTCGTATTGCGACCATCATTATTCTCTTTGCTACGTCAAAAAAGAGACGAGATCTAAGCAGTTAAAAAGCTTTCGCGAGAATCCTAGAAAGGGTTACGTGTTCCTAAACTATTAAACGTTTATATTGACGCGCCCTATGGGGCATGGTACAATAAAAATGTCAAGGAATAGTCTTTGGCTTACATGCGGCGAGACAAAGCGTTTGGTCGTCTGGTAGCCCGGCCTCTTCAGTGATTGTTCGAAAACGCCACTTGCCCCAGCCCTAACCGGCTGGGGTCTTTCGTTAGCCAATTTGCTTCAATCCTTTGTTTGTCGTCGGTAATTGTGTTAAAGCGTTCATAAGCGGATTGACGCTATTCATGTTCACAAATTCGTTGCGAAAGCTTTCTGTTGCCGCCGCCCCACTGCGAGCCTGCTTAGCCACTTCAATCTGAAGCATGGGCAATGAGGCCACGGCGCACATCCACTCGTCAATTTCTTGACCAGTTTGCGGGTGTGTGCCGCGAAGCTGCGTGAACCAAGAACACTGCGTTTGAATGCAGTCTTTCTTGATGAGCGGGCAGAAGGTTCCTTGCTTGAGCTGCATGGTTAATTCTTCGAACAGATAATTACGTCTGCATATTGCAGGCTAGGGATAGTATGCGTATGGCTGTTGCTGCTACCAGTGGCATTTATCGTTATGCCAGTTGTTGCAGATAAAGTTTGCTGATTTCCGCCAAAACCATTTGCAAGCTGTGCATACCCGCCACCAACATTGCCACCTTGAGCAAAAAGATGGGTATGTCCCGGATCGGTGACGCCATGCGTGTGGCTTGGCATTTGGGACTCTGTAAGCGTCGTAGCCCCCACATTTGAAGAACCAGAGAAATATGTAGAGAAAGCCGTTGTTCCACCTGTTGCTGCACCAGTTCCACTTACAACACGCAAAGCACGGTCGTTGACAGACGTTACTTGCGTCCAACCAGTAGGAGCTGCCGCTTGATAGAACGGCATGACGGTGCCAGCGGGAATTGGGGACGGAGCTACGCTGCGGATATTTGTGCCGTCTGAATATATCGTTATTGGGGCATTGCGGACGACAGTATAGCTAGCGCCGCCACCACCCGAAACAAAAGTGACTGTCCAAGGACCGCCAGTTGCGTCAGTTGTCGTGTTATAGACGATCCACTGCCCGCCAACACCAGATGGAATGGTGTATACGACATTGGCAGATATAGCCCCTGTCACGTTGATGACGAGTGGAACATAGCTGTATGTGTCGAGGACTTTGGTTGTATGATTGTATGATCCGAGGGTCTGGGAACCCGCCGTCGCATTGAAGGAAATTGCGGTTCCAAGGGCGTAGTCAACGACGGTCATATCGCCATTTAGCGGTACGTTCCAAGTGTCAACATAATCGCCATTTCCCGGTTTCTCGATGTCTTTATTCGTCGTGAATGAAGAGGCCATTGGTCAATCCTCAGATATGCCGATTAGATAATTCAAGCGCCTTAGCGATCATGCTGTCGTCGGATTTTAGCAGAGGTTCGGTCTGGCGGCTATGTTCCTTCTTTGCCTTCTCGGCCAAAGCTACAAGGCGCTCGGCGTCGGCATGATGGTCGCGAACCGCCCTACCGCCCGCCCGGCGTTCAATGCGCCCACCGTGGGCCTGCCCCGGGGCTTTGGCCTTCTTCGCCTTGTCTTGGTTATCGAGGCTGCGTTGCATGCCCTGCAGAGCAGTGTTCATGCTGACCGTTAGGCGGTTAATGAACTGCTCCACCATGGGATAAGAAGTAGCGAGTTCACCAAGGCGAATAGCGTCTTTGGGATCCTTGGAGAACACCAGCGGCAGCACCTTATCGGCCACCCGGCGCTCTGCCAAAGACGAACCCGCCTGAATGCCCATGCCAGCCAACGCGCCCAACATGGCCTTGTTGCCAAACGATGCTTGGCCAAGAGCTTCCATCACCCCGGGTCCATACACTATGGATTTGATGATGTCCCCGCCCGCCATTAGACCAGCACCCGCACCCGCCGCTTGGCCGGGGTGCATTTTGCTGACGATGAAGCCAATGGTGTCGGCGTTGTTAATCACGTTCTCGCGAAGCACTGATCCCATCATCTGGTTGTACTTTTCGGGTCCCAACACGTGCTGCATGTCGGCTTGGAACGCCTTGTCCCCGGAGAATTTCTTAGCGAGCTTGCCGAGTTCACCCGACTCCGCAGCGTCCTGAATTCTAGCAGCGACACCGAGGCGCAGAAATTCCTTATTAGCGTCGTCCATGGCGTCGAACTCTGCTCGAACGTCGCCCCTCTTGAACGGGTTCTTGCGGGAGTTGATGAGAGAGGTCGCGAACTCGTACCCCGCTTGAGGGGCCTCCTCCGCCACGAACGTCTTGCGAGCTTGGCCCACGGTCTCGCGATAAGTGCGGTTGCTACCACCGGCAAGCATGGCCTTGTCTAGTTCGTCGCGCAGGCGGTTCTGAGTGCCCTTCATACCGGCAGCGAGTTGGCTATCACCAGCGCGAGTAGCCTTCTTGATCATGTCGCCAAGTTCTATGTCGACTTGCTGCATGAACGCCATGTTGCCGGGGATCTCGCGCTCCGCTATGGCGGCGGACCCGGGGGAACCGGGTACTTCCTTAAGGCCTTGCGGGGTCTGTTCCCAGCGAGTCTCGACCGGGTCCACTTTCGGTTTGCCGGGAATTATTTCGGGAGTTTTGATCTTGAAAGTGTCGGGTAGCTTGGGCGCATTGCTCACCGCCGCATTGTAGGCGTTGGTGAAGTTGTCGTCGTCCAGCAGCCTTGGACTAAAGCGAGTAGTCGGCACCGCGTCCGCTGCAGGGTGGTTCTTTAATGCGCCATATAGGGCGTTGCGGGTGGTGGCACCAGCGGACTCGTTGAGACGCTGCAAGGCGTCTGCATCGAGGGTCTTCACTCCCATGACGCCGCGCACGTCTTCGCCAACACGAGAGCCTGCGTCCACCGCCCTGTCGACGATGAACTTGTTAAACACTCCAGCGCGAGTCTGAGCATCGGGAGACATGTTGGCATAAGTGGACAGCTTCTTAAGGGTGGCCGGTCCCGCAATGTCGACGATGGTGATTGGGTGTCCCGCTGCAGCGGCTTCCCTCGCCTGCTCGAGAGTCATGGGAGAAAGACCCTTGCGCAGATCGTCCGCCAA